TCGTAGAGATAATCCTGGAAGTAAGTTAAAGACAGCTGTAACAGGAAAAGTAAAAGCAGGGAGTACGGCGGCAAAAAGAAGAAAATCATATTGTGCTAGAAGTGCGGGACAAATGAAAAAATTTCCAAAAGCGGCTAAAGACCCTAATAGTCGTTTAAGACAAGCTAGAAAAAGGTGGAAGTGCTAATGCCTAGAGGTAGACCTAAAAAAGAAACACTTACAGCAGAAGAAGTTATGCATGAGCTGGCAAAACACGAAGCTGAATGTACTCTTCGATACAAAAGAATAGAAGAAATACTTGGGGATCAAAAAACTCAATTAAAAGGACTTGATATTCGCATGTGGGGATTAGCCGTTTTAATTATAGGAGCTGCAGCAGTGCAGAAATTATTATGATAAATAGTAAAGTAAAAACAGGCCCTAAACCATCCAATCCTAAAGTAACGTATTTTAAAAAGGGAGGTTCTGCTTCAAAAAAATCCAAAGGAAGTAAAATATGTCCTGCAGGTAAAGCTTGGGCTAAAAGAACTTTTGATACATATCCAAGCGCGTATGCAAATATGGCGGCTTCAAAATATTGTAAGGATCCTAACTATGCAAAGGGTGCAAAAGGTAAAAAATAATGGGAGCACTTAAAGATTGGGTAAAGCAAGATTGGGTTCGCATAGGGACTGATGGTAAGATTAAAGGAAAATGTGGAACATCCAAGGATAAGAAGAACCCTGACAGATGTTTACCCCGATCTAAAGCTAATAGCTTATCTCAATCTCAAAGAGCTTCCACGGCAAAGAAAAAGAAAAGAGAAGGTTCCAAAGGCAAGACCGTTGTAGGTAACACTCCTGCAGCCAAAGTAAAAAAAATGAAGAGTGGCGGGATTGTTGCAAAAGGTTGTGGATCTGTTATGTCTGATAGAAGAAAAAAGACTAAAGGTTCTGTAACTCGATTAACATAAGGATTTAATATGACAACATCTAATTCTACCAATTTTGAGCCAGATGCAGCGGAATATGTGGAAGAAGCTTATGAAAGATGCGGGCTAGAAGTTCGTACAGGGTATGATTTAACTACAGCTCGAAGATCTTTAAATTTAATGTTTGCAGAGTGGGCGAACAGGGGCTTAAATCAATGGACTATAACTCAAAGAACACAGGCGTTAACTGCGGATGATAGAGAGTATGATTTAGGTTCAGATGTAATAGATGTTTTAAATGTTGTTGTAAGACGATCCGGCACAGACTTTTCTTTAACAAGAATAAGTAGATCAGATGATTTAGCTATACCTACTAAAACTACTACAGGTAGGCCTACTCAGTTTTTTCTAGACAGACAGATTACTCCCAATTTAAAAATTTGGCCTACGCCTGAAAACAGCACCGATGTCTTGCATTATGACGCTTTAACTAGAATAGAAGATATTGATTCTCAAATTAATACTATGGACGTTCCCTTTAGGTTTTATCCTTGTCTAACCGCAGGATTAGCTTATTATCTTTCTTTGAAAAAAGCACCTCAAAGAACTCAGATGTTAAAAGCAATATACGAAGAGGAGTTTGAAAGAGCTATAGGAGAGGATCGAGATAGATCCAGCTTTAGTGTAACACCTCAATACACCTATCTTAGGTCTAATTAATGAGTAAATTTGCAAAAGGAAAGAATGCTTATGCTATATCAGATAGATCTGGTATGAGGTATAGGTATGGAGATATGAAAAAAGAATGGAATGGTGCTTTTGTTGGTAGGGATGAATTTGAACCAAAACATCCTCAGTTGGGTCCTTTTAAATCTGGGGCTGATCCTCAAGCTTTAAAAGATGCAAGACCCAGCCGGGTTGAAAATGCTGTAGAGGTTATTTTAAGATTAAATCCGTTTACATCTAGCTCGGCTGGTTCAGGTGTTATTTCAGTACATGAAGTAGGTCATGGCAGGTCTTCTAGCGATACCGTAAGATTTAGAACAGTAGCAGGATTTGATGGGTTTACCAAAGCAGTTATAGAACAATCTGTAGGTTACAGTATAACGGTAGTTGATTTAGATACATATACATTTACAGCTAATGTACAAACAGCTACAATAGGAGGTGTTGTAGGAGGCGGTGGCCGAGCTACAGCAGGACCCACAACGGTGATTGCATAATAGTGAGTATTATATAATGGCATGGACATTAACTACATTAACTCAATCTATTCAAGATTGGACGGATAACGCTGAAACAACTTTTGTTGCAGAAATACCTTTTTTTATATTAAATGCCGAAGAAAGAATTTTTAAATCAGTAGATTTAGAATATTTTCGTAAAAATGTTTCTGGTGAATTTACCAGTGGTAATAAATTTTTATCAATGCCTAGCGATTATCTTTCTTCTTTTTCTTTAGCTTTTGTTGATTCCAGTGGAAACACTAATTTTCTTTTGCAAAAAGATGTTAGCTTTATACAGACATACACTCCAGGTGGAGCCTCTACAACAGGAAACCCAAAATATTATGCTCCTTTTGATTTTGAGAATTTTATAGTATCTCCAACACCGAACTCTTCTTATTCAGCAGAATTGCATTATTTTTACAGACCCGCCTCAATAACAACCGATGATAGTGGAACCACTTGGATAGGTACAAATGCCTCTGATGCTTTGTTGTATGGCTCTTTAGTTGAGGCCTATACTTTTATGAAGGGTGAGCCGGATGTCATTAAGATGTATTCGGATAGATATATGGAAGCTCTTTCTAGATTAAAGAACTTTGCAGAAGGTGTAGAAGATATAGACTATTTTAGATCAGGAAAATTAACAAGCCCAAGAACATGAGCGATTTAAAAAATAAAACTATAGCGATTGTTGCTTTAGGAAATACTTTTTCAGACTATATTTTAGCTAAAACAAGAAGTGATGTTTTTGATGAAGTTTGGGCTATAAATGCAATGTCTGCTGTTATTTTCCATGATCGTGTGTTTATGCTTGATCCAGCATCTCGATTTTTAGATGGAGAAATGGCTGGAAAACAAACAAATGTAATGAAAAATAGATTGTTACAAAAGTTAAATATTCCCATTTATTCTTGTTGTTTAGATAAAAGATGTCCAGATGTAGTGGAATATCCTTTGCAAGAAGTATTAGAAAAAACAAAATATGCGTATTTAAATAACACTGTTCCTTATGCTATAGCCTTTGCTATAGCTAAAGAAGTAGAAAAAATATGTTTATATGGAGTAGATTTTAGTTATAAAGAAGTCCCTCATATGGCCGAAGCTGGTAGAGCTTGTACGGAATTTTGGTTAGCTATAGCTATTTCAAAAGGAATAAAAATAGAAATAGCAAACAATTCCACTCTTTTAGATACCAATGTTCCAGATGAAGAAAAACTGTACGGCTATCATAGATTAGAAGACCCTATAGTTTCAACAGTGCATGAAGGAAATATGTTAATAACTAGAAAATCAAAATTAGAACCACCAGAACCTTTGGATGCAATTCCAAGAATATACGGAAGAGAGGAAGATACAAGATAATGATTAGTGTTAGTACGACAATGGGGATTTCACCCGTCAATGTTATGACTTCGGACAACGGGGGTCTTTCAGACGAACAAATTGCACAAATGGCTGTGGATAAAATAGTTTCTGTATCTGATAATGCTCCTGATGTCATTAGAGATCAAGCCAATGTTTTTAAAGAAAATGTTAAAAAAATCTTGTTTCATTATCTAATCTTGGCAAGACAAGAGGAACGTGCTACAATAGTTCATACTATAAGTAATTCAGGTAATAAAGAATTGGCAGAATACATAAGGAGACTATAATGGCAATAGCACAAGCACTTTGCACAGCATTTAAACAAGAACTAATGTTGGGTACACACAATTTTGCTACAAATGGGAATGCTTTTAAATTAGCCCTCTATGCAGAAGGTGGCGGTGGTAAATCTTCTACTACTGCGACATTAGGAGCAGCTACAACAGCTTACACAACAACTGGAGAAGTTGCAAATAGTGGTACTTATACTGCAGGAGGTGGAGCTTTAACAAAAGTCGCTCCAACAACGTCTGGAACAACTGCTCTAACTGATTTTGCCGATATAAGTTTTACAACAGCAACTATTACAGCTATGGGTGCGTTAATTTATAACGATACTAATAGTGATAAAGCTGTTTGTGTATTAGATTTTACGAGTAATAAAACATCAACATCTGGAACATTTACAATACAATTTCCAACTGCTGATGCAAGTAATGCTATTATAAGAATTGCATAACCGAACAATTGTAAGGTAAAATATGGCTAATACTACATTAACTGGTTGGAGTAGAGGTACTTGGGGTGAGGCAGCTTGGAATAGGCATGCTCCCGTTTTAGTAACTCAAAGTGCTGCAACTAGTGCATTAGGTTCAGTTGTTGTTGTTCCATCTATAGAAGTACCCGTAACTCAAAGCACTGCCACTGGTGCTGTCGGAACGGTAGTAGTCGTTCCTTCAATAGAGGTTAATGTTACTCAAAGTGCAGCGACAAGTGCTGTCGGTTCAGTAACTATTGTAGGAACTTCTGTTCTTAGTTTAACTGGCACAAGTGCCACTTCATCTATTGGAAATTCTACTGTAATTATAGATGTAACTCCTACAATAATAGGTGTATCTGCAACAGGTTCTACAGGAGAAGAAAATGTTTGGGGATTAATAGTTCCAGATCAAACAGCTAATTTTTCAAACATAACAGTATCACAAACACCTAATTGGACAAAAATAGCAGCATAAGGATAACAACATGGCAAGTACATATGTAAATGATTTAAGATTAGAAGAAATAGCAGATGGTGAACAATCTGGAACATGGGGAGCTACGACCAATACAAACCTAGAACTGATTGGTGAAGCACTTGGATTTGGCACACAAGCTATAACAACAAATGCAAATACATTTGCAAGCACAGTAGCAGATGGAGCTGCAGATGCAGAAAGAGCTATGTATATCAAGTATACTGGAGCATTAGATAGTAATTGTACGATTACAATAGGACCAAACTTAATAAGCAGAATGCACTTTATTGAAAATGCCACCACAGATAGTGGTAGTTCTGGTCCGTATAGCATAATAATAAGTCAAGGCTCTGGAGCAAATGTTACAATACCAAATGGAGATACAAAAGCAGTATATCTTGATGGAGCTGGAAGTGGTGCAGCAGTTGTAGATGCTTTCGCTTCTTTAAGTGTTGTTGATTTAAAAGTACAAGATGATCTTTCGGTCACAGATGATGCTTCAGTTGGTGGAGACTTGCTTGTTAGTGGAGAAGTGCAAACTGCCAATATTGGTTTTACAGATGGTGATAATGCTATGACCATAGCAGATGGTGGAGCAGTAACATTTCCACAAGCATCTGTCTTTACAAGTGGTTTTTCTGCTAGTGCAGGAGTAACAATAACTACTGCTGACAACACAGACCAATTAGTTCTCAAATCTACAGATGCAGATGCTAGCGTAGGTCCAGTTCTTAGATTAAACAGAGATAGTGGCAGTCCTGCTGATTCAGATTTACTTGGCAGTATAATATTCCAAGCTGACGATGATGGTGGAAACACAATAAATTTTGTTGAAATCATAACTCAAATGGAAGATGCGAGTGCTGCAAGTAGAAGTGCTGATTTAT